ATTAATTTTATTTTTGGAGAATGTATCATGGCTTTTCGTCGTCGTCGTAGTTTCCGTAGTTTTCGTGGGCGTCGTGGATCTGCTGGTCGCCGTCGCCGCGTTCGTGGTATTCGTATTGGTTACCGCTTTTAATGCTTTGTAAAAAGCCTTATTGGAAAGGTAATCAGGCTTACGGATGCGGTCAATGTCTATTCTGTCGTATTAATAAACGTCGCCTATGGACACACCGCATTCTTTTAGAATCTTTAATGCATACTGATAATGCATTTATAACTCTAACTTATTCGCCCGATTATCTTCCAGAAAATGGCACTTTAGTGCCGAAACATTTAACTGACTTTATAAAGAGATTGAGGAAAAATTATGGACAAGAAATCCGCTATTATGCTGTTGGAGAATATGGAGATAAAAGCCAAAGACCTCATTACCATGTTGCAGCGTTTGGAATACACTATGAAAATCCAGCAATTGGAAAATCCTGGAAATTCGGGCATATACACTCTGGAACTGTTACAAAGGATTCAGCTATGTATATTGCCAGTTATACAGTCAAGAAACTCACTAGCAAAGATGATTCGAGATTGTGCGGTAGATATCCAGAGTTCGCCCGGATGTCAAGAAAACCCGGTATCGGTGCAGGAGCCATCGCAAAAATTGCGAGAGACCTTGAAACTAAACAAGGAGCAGAGTTAATTGCCAAAATGCTTGACGTTCCTTCCACTATTACGCATGACGGTAAGCAATGGCCAATTGGCCGTTATTTAAAGGAGAAATTACGTGAATCGCTTGGATATGAAAATCTTGGAAATGATACCCCCGAAACTAAAGCGCGCGAAGCGGAAATGCAAATTCTGCTCGATTCTAAAAACTTTTTTGAGAGACCGCTTAAATCGTTTGAGAAAACATCGATATTGAATGCGCACAACGCTCAGAAGCAATTGAATTCTGAGCGTAGATTTAAAATCTTTAACCAGAGTAAAAAGATATGAAACGATCTAAATTTTCCTTGTCGCACTATAATCTGTTGTCTTGTGACATGGGTGAGCTTATTCCCTGTGGAATTACCGAAGTTATTCCTGGTGATACTATTCAACAGGCTACGTCTGCGCTTGTGCGTGTAACTCCCTTGCTTTCTCCGGTTATGCATCCGGTCAATGTGAGAATTCATCATTGGTATGTCCCTCATCGTATTATTTGGCCTGAATTCGAACAGTTTATTACTGGTGGGCCTGATGGCATGGACGATACTGAATTTCCTACCATTTCTATTAAACCCGATGTCGGCACTCTTGCTGATTATCTCGGTGTCCCTACTGATTTGACAACAGCAATGGAAGTTTCTGCGCTTCCTTTCCGTGCTTATAATTTGATTTATAATGAATGGTATCGTGATCAGGACTTGGTCGATCCGCTAGCTATTTCTAAGGAATCCGGAATCGACACTACTACGTCTACTGCTCTACAGCGTATTGCGTGGGAAAAAGATTATTTTACAAGTGCTCGGCCGTGGGATCAGAAAGGCCCTACTGTTACTGTTCCATTTTCCGGTACTGCTGATATTGTTGGTACTGGTAGTTTTAACAGTGGAAACGCTTTTGGTGAAACGTCCGGCGGTGGAGGTTCTAACCCTCGAACTTTTGTCCAAAATGTTGATCGTGTTGATGTCACCCCGTCACGTACCGGTTCTGGTGCTCTGAATATCAAAGTTCCGATCAATCGTGCTGATATTGCATCTGGTCTTAATGTAGACATGTCTGCTGTATCTGCTGTTAATATTATTGCCCTTCGCGAGGCTTTCGCGATGCAACGTTACGAGGAGGCACGTGCCCGTTATGGATCTCGCTATACTGAATATCTACGCTATCTTGGCGTGCGTAGTTCTGACGCTCGTTTGCAGCGCCCTGAATACTTGGGTGGTGGTAAACAAACGATACAATTCTCGGAAGTCTTGCAAACAGCGCCGGGAGAAGACCCAGGTGTTGGTAGTATGTACGGTCACGGTATCGCAGCTATGCGGTCTAATCGCTATCGTCGTTTTATTGAGGAGCATGGTTATGTAATTACCATGCTTTCTGTTAAACCGAAAACTATTTATACGCAAGGTTTGCAACGTACTTGGAATAGACGAACTAAAGAAGATTTTTTTCAGAAAGAGCTTCAGCATATTGGCCAACAGGAAATCCTGAATAAGGAGATTTACGCTAAAAATGCAAATCCGGATGGCGTCTTCGGTTTTCAGGATCGCTATGATGATTATCGTCGTGCAGAATCCCGAGTTTCCGGAGAGTTTCGGACAAGTATGCTCGATTATTGGCATTTTGCACGTACATTCGCTAACGAGCCAGTGCTAAATGGGGATTTTGTATCTTCTACGCCGACTAAGCGTACATTTGCTGAACAGACCCAGGATTCGCTTTATATCATGGCTAATCACTCAATTCAAGTTCGGAGAATGCTTTCTAAGACAGGCAGTTCTTTCATTTATTAAGGAGTTTTTTATGGCAACGCTTGATAAAGACGGATATGAAATTCTTTCGCAAGAGACACGCGGTTTGCCGCTGCGTCATTTGAGACAAAGGACACGTGATGATGATATTCGAGATATTATCCGGCGCGAAATGTCGCGCATGGCGGACGAATCTGGTGAGGAATCTTTTGAGGAAGCGGACGACTTCGAAGTCGGCGACGATTATGACCCTACTTCACCGTATGAAGAGGAATTTGACTATCCAGAGCCGGTAGAACCACCGGCGCAAGAACCAACCCCCTCCCCGCCTGATAAGCATGAGGCTCCGCCGGCGGAAGCCGGTGGAGAGGCTGCCGATTGATCACCCCGTGCCCGGCCCACCAGCCGGGCTTTCCGTACCGTGCACAGTAAATCACTTGATATTTACTGTGCCAGGTGACACCTTACACTGGGAGTAAATTAGATGGCACGATCTAATAGACGTCGACAAACTTATTCTGATCGAATGAGACAATCGAGGCGAGTTACATTTGAGAACTCCCCGCAAAATTATCGCGGGCATCGATTTGACAACATATTTAATAATTATTCGAAGAATGATTCACGACGTCGATTACTTTATTCTCCTTCTTTTAATTTAACATCTGTTTTTGATCGTAGGCAACAATTCTTTAATAATTCTACTGCTGTATCTAAAAAGATTACTGGGGTAGATGCGATTTATGGTGCTCGTGATGTTCGTAAAAATGTTCCACGTGAAACGCTTTCTTCGCGCTTATATTTCTTTAATCCTGCGCGTGTTGTTCACTGTATCCGTCGCGACGATCGGCGGCGCGTTATTTTTGCTCTTGGTCGAGGCGGTACTAAAGTAAAGACCCCTCGTTTCACTCAAGATTCGTTGATATCTTGCAAGTTTTAAATTTTGTGGTAGAAAGTTGATATGAGTGATCTTCTTCCTTCTTTTATTTCTGGCGCTGCCGGGATTGTTGGTGATTTGCTCGGTAATAGTGCTGCGAGAAAAGCTGCTGCACAACAAGCTGCGCTACAGAAAGAGTTTGCGCAAAATGGGATTCGCTGGAAAGTTGCTGATGCAAAAGCTGCCGGGCTTCATCCGCTAGCTGCCCTGGGCGCTCAAACTACATCTTATCAGCCCGTTTCTGTTCAACAGGATTACAGTGCTTTCGGAAGTATGGGACAAGATATATCCCGTGCTATGCTTGCGTCTGCTGATGCGAAAGAACGTACTGCAATTCAGAATGAACAAATGCAAATGCAACGTGAAACACATGCCGCAAATATTAATCGTGTAAATGCTGAAACTGCACTCGATGAGATGCGTATGCGTGAAATTGCAAGTCGCGTTAATCGTAATGCATCTGCTCAATTAGGCCCTGCTTTTCCCTCTGTTAGACGCGGCGGAACACCAAATAATTACGGTAGTTACGTTATAAATCCTGCTGAAATAACTTCGCAGAATAAATCTGATATTTCCCTCACTGCTGGTCCTGATTCACCTATGTGGACTAATTATAGAATGTTTGACGGAAAATTTCCTTTTAATGTAAAATTGCCATCTGAACAAGCATCTGAATCTATGGAATCTGCTGGCGAGATTGTAGCTCCGATTCTTATTCTTGGAAAAAATATTCCTTATCTCGGAAGACAAGTTATAGAACATGCTCGAAAATTGTATGGTAATAAAGTTGCTGATTATCTTATAAACCATAGGAGGAAAAATATAGAGTCTAGAAAACGTTTTAGCGGTTATTAATTTTATTTTTGGAGAATGTATCATGGCTTTTCGTCGTCGTCGTAGTTTCCGTAGTTTTCGTGGGCGTCGTGGATCTGCTGGTCGCCGTCGCCGCGTTCGTGGTATTCGTATTGGTT